TGTTGAGCCGGTCCATTTGGGGGACGAGCATGGTCTCGTGCCTCAGGCAAGATATCCTCTATCGCCGCCTCAAGTTGCGTCAGGGTGTTTCCCTGGATAACATTGACTTTTAAGTCATGTGCAACCTCTCAGGTTGGGATAGAAGTGGTACCTGGAACGGCCTTTCTCCATTACTGAAGAAGCCCTAGGTTAAGGGTGAAAGGAGGACTTTTGTAGTCTTCAACAGGGTCTCTGACCACCATTGAACTGAGCAAGTAGGACGCAATTTATTGGACAGTACCGCTTAATTAGGAATAGGGTAGATGGGATCCGGGGATCAGGAGGGGAGAGTAGGTAGGTTCTGGGCAACCACGACGGTGGCCCCGTTCCTTGGATAAGGTGCCTGCAGACCCGAGAGGGTAACTGAAGAATTTAGCCATATTATATAATATAGCAATGAACAATCTACGATACTTTTCGGAGTTATCGCCGACTGTTCGACTAAATTGGCAGAACAGTGTAAAAGCTGGTCGCCCACTGGCCTTTAAACTCTTAGAGTTTATTGGTTTGGTGGGAGGGGCTTCTCTAGTGTCGTGGGTGAAGATTATATATGCCTTTGCGTGGCATTGTGCTCGATTGATGAAGTATCAAGGAGTTCCAGGGTTGTGTAAAAGACTTAAGGCTTACAACGTGGTGTTGATGCAGGTTACGGCCGGCAAGAAGCATAAGGACTTGACTGACCTGGGGCCAGTGTTCGCCCGTACTAAATCCGGTTTGCCGTGAGTTATTCCTGTTGAACATCGTCGGAGGATTAGGGCCGGTGATAAACTGTTAGTGAGGGCTTGGCTCTCACTTTTTGGTTTGTACCGTGTCCTTAATTGGAAGGGGGTGTTTTCAGTTGATACTATTATTCGGCCGTCAGAGGCTAGTTCCCGGGTTGTAAGAAGAGTATCAAGATACTCGGAGGCGTTTTCGCGCCAGCTCATGTTATGGGATGTTTTTCCCTTAAGTGAAGATGGTGTTAAAGAGTCTTTGGGTGTTGAATATCGAGTGGTCCGGACTTCCGGGCCCAACAGTCGTAGTAATACGTCTTCTTTAGGTATGTGCTGGTATGACGCCTTGATTTGGACGAAGAGTCCTCTGATAGGGGTACTAGCATTATGGTTGAAGAAGGTTGACTCCCTTAACGTGTTGGCGACTCTGAAGCGTTTGGCTTCAGAGGCGGATGAGATTTTCCTGTTATGGAAAGATCATCCTAAACGGTCTGAAAGACCGCTTACCGGGGAGGGGGGGCGATTGGGAAAGCTTGGAATAAAGGAAGAACCAGGTAAGGTTCGGGTGTTTGCTATGGTAGACTATTGGACGCAAATTGTTTTGTATCCGCTCCATTCTTGGTTGTTTTCAGTGTTGAAGTGAATACCTCAGGATGGAACTTTCGATCAGTTGGCTCCCGTAAGAGCCGTGATGGAAAGATATCCTAATGAGGTTTGTTATTCATTTGACCTGACGGCAGCCACGGATAGGGTGCCATGGGAGGTGCAAGTAGCTCTACTGAACCAACTTCTCCCAGAAGATATGGGTTCTTTATGGGGTGATTTACTTCGTGGTAGGGATTACCACTACTCCTTGGAGGGGGAGCATTTTGAGCATATTCGTGTTCAAGATGGTCTCCCTCGGAGTGGGGCCGTAAGGTATGAAGTGGGTCAGCCCATGGGGGCTTATAGCTCTTGGGCGATGTTGGCCTTGGTGCATCATATGATTGTTCAGTATGCTGCGTCAGAGGCAGGAAAACGAGGGTGGAAGTACTCTGCGTTGATACCACTGCTT